CGGCTGGAGAAAAGCTTATTCTCTGGACAAACAGAGTCGATGAGCGACTGGATGAAGCTGTCAAGTGGTGTGAAGAACACGGTTTGGTATTTGATGCTGTGAATGACAATCTTCCGGAAATCGTTGAGGCTTTTGGAAGTAATTGTCGAAAGATATTTGCAAACGAGTACATAGATGACAGAAATCGCTCTATCGGTTCTTGCCGCGAGAGATCAAATCTCGAACGCTGGGCTGAAAATGAAGTAGCTATTGCGTATCGTAGAGAAAAGCCGGACCGGAAAGACGGAGAATGGGATTACGGTTGTGCTTGCTATGAGAGTGCATTAAAAGCATTTCGCTCCCTGTGCGAGGATGGTCATTCCAGATTCAGCATTGGGCTGACTAAGGCTATCCTGAATCGTCTCATCAATAACAAACCGCTTCTTCCGATTGAGGATACAGATGACGTATGGACTGATATTTCTGACATCAGCGGCCAGAAAGGCGAAGAGGTCAACTATCAGTGTAAACGAATGAGCTCTTTATTCAAATATGTATACGCGGACGGTACCGTTAAATACAGAGATGTCGATCGCTATCACGGTGTCAATATTAACAATCCTAATGCACCTTATCACAGCGGACTGATTGATACTGTCATGGACAAGCTGTATCCGATTACTATGCCTTACATGCCGGCAGATAGAGCATATAAAGTTTATACGGAAGAATTCCTGGTAGATCCGAAAAATGGTGATTTCGATACTGTTGGAATTCTGTATGTAAT